AGAATGATGATATAGCTATACTGGTTATGACTATTCAGAGGGCTGGGGCTAATAAGACTACTAGATACTTAGATAGGAATAACTTTGATGATTATTATGTGATGATACCTTCTGGACTTGAACCTGAAATAGCTGAGAGCTATGGAGAACACGCTGTAGTTTATGATGTGGAGAAGATGAAGGCCAAAGTAGATTTTATGGGAACTGGAATTGAGAATGGCTGTGCTGTAGGCAGAATGGCTTGTAGTGATTGGATAAGTAATAGACCTGACTATAAGATAGCTGTAGTTTTAGATGATGATTATGGTGGAGTAGTCTCTGATTATACTACTACTCCTACCCTGAATAATAAGACCTTCTATGAAGTAGTAAAAGCTGTATGGAAGTTAGGGCTTGATTTAGGTATAGAGACTGGTGGGTATTCTGGTGGAGCTCACCCTGATACGAAGAAGAATATAATGAATATCTTTATAATAAGTAAGGCTACTTCTACTAGAGGACTTAATAAGATACTGAATGAGGATATATGCCACTCTATCTATAACTGGCATAGAGGGAAGGCTACCTTTGGCTTAGGAAATGTTATTAGAAGTGGAGCTCAGACTGCTGAGATGGATAAGGTAGATGGGAATACTAAGATGATATATGCTACTGACAGGAGCTATAGGAAGAGCTTTGGGGCTATACTAGCCGACCCTAAGAATGCTAAGCTTACTTGGAATAGTGGGAATACCAAAAGAGGAGCTTTGTGGCATCATAGAGTGAGCTGGAGTGCTATTGCTCCGAAAATAATACTAGAGGAGGAACGAGAATGAAAACTATACACGACCCTATTGAAGATGATTATGTGCCTGTAGATGATAAGAGTAACACCTCTACAGAGCAAGAGGTGAAGAGAAACCCTGATGGAACTTTTGCGAAGGGAACTTATCCTGCTACTGGCTTTCATACTAACCCTGAGAGGAGACATAATGGTAGCTGGCATAAAGAGAATACTCCGAGATATTGGCTGGAGACTATGATGGAGATGAGTGAGGGAGAACTCCAGAGGATATATGATGATGAGAGCCAACCCTTCTTTAAGCGTAAGCTGGCTAAGTGTATCAAAGATGGAGAGTGGAAAGAGATAAAAGAGATGATACAAGAAGTCTATGGGAAGATGCCTGAGATGCAGATTACGGTGGAGGCTGATGATGAGACTAAAGAAGAGGCTAGTAAAATTATTAGGGGCTTTGCCTTGCCTTAGGAGGAGTATGGAATTATTGAATGGAAACTGCCTAGATATTTTGAAAAATATACCTGATAAGTCAGTAGATTTAGTAGTTACAGACCCTCCTTATGAAATTATAGGTGGTAAAAGTGGCGGCTGTTTTGGTAGAGAGAAGAGAGCTTATCACGGAGAGCTATATGATGGTGGCAATTTAGATGTTGGCTGTCCTAATGAGGTTCTTGAGGAGCTTGTGAGAGTAATGGTAAAGCCAAATATCTACTTATGGTGTAACAAGAACCAGCTGAAACAATATATTAACTTCTTTGAGAGCAGAGGCTGCACTACCGATTTACTAACTTGGCATAAAACTAACCCTGTGCCTACTTGTAATAACAAATACTTGAGTGATACTGAATATATCTTATATTTTAGAGCTGGTGGAGTGCCTATGTATGGGAGCTATAATACTAAGAAAAAATACTATATAACGCCTACAAATAAGGCTGATAAAGAAAAGTGGGGACATCCAACTATAAAACCGTTAGGTATTATAAAGAACTTGGTAATAAACTCTTCTAAAGATGGGGACACCATTCTTGACCCATTTATGGGAAGTGGCACTACTGGAGTAGCTGTGAAAGAAGTAGGGGGGGGGCAGACATTTTATAGGCATAGAGCTAGACAAAGAATACTACGAGATAGCCAAGAAAAGAATAGGGGGCTAAATGAATATCTGGCCATATAACCTAAAAGTTATGAAGGAGCTGGAGGCTAAGGGGCTGTGGAGACCTTTATTAGGACCACAGGCTCTTTATATCCACCTGATGGGTTCTACTCCTCGCTTTCGTGAGGGACTTTTTGGTGGTGCTAGAGGACCAGGCAAGACTGAGGCTAGTATTGCTCTAGGGGCCGATAGAATACCTAACCCTCACTATCGTGGGCTGGTGCTAAGGCGAAATGCTAGAGACTTGGCTGATTATGAGGCTAGGTGCGAAGAGGCTTACCAGTGCTTTAATGTGCAAGTCAGAAGAAACCCTATGGTGCTGAGGTTTGGGATTAACTCCCAGAATACTAAGGGAGCTGTAGTTCAGGGAGGCCACCTCCACGATTTGGGGTCTTATATCCAGTATCAAGGTCAGCAGTTCTCTAGGATATTCATTGAGGAGCTTACTCAGATACCTTCTGAGCTATTGTATAAGCAGATTATGTCTAGCTGTCGTTCTATCTACCCAGAACTCTTCCCTCAGATGATATTGACTGCCAACCCAGGTGGTGTGGGTATGGGCTGGGTGAAGAAGAGATTTGTAGAGCCAATAGACCTTAGAGATGGAGAATACACTAAGACCGAGCTGGATAATGGCGATATTCTTTATGAAGATGATAAATGCAAATGGTGGCAACACCGATACGAATGGGAGACCGAAGAGGGAGAGAAGAGGCTCACTATTTGGAATGAGATATTTGATAAAGAAGAGAATGCTATGGCTAAAGAAGGGCAGGAGGTATATCGTATCTTTGTCCCTGCTACGGTAGATGATAACCCTATATTGACTAAGAATGACCCTGCCTATGTGAATATGCTTGAAGGTCTTAAAGCTACGGACACGGCTTTATACGAGGCTTGGAGGCACGGAGACTGGAGTGTCTTTGCTGGCCAAGTCTTTACTGAGTTTGATAGGGATAAGCATATCATAAATAACTTTGCTGATATAGGGACTACGACCGAAGAGTTTAATGATGCTGTGAAGATTATATCTATGGACTGGGGCTACTCTGATAATACTGCTATATACTTTACTGCTCTCCTGAATGGCCGACCTGTCACCTACCACGAGATGTATGGCAATAAGAAACTAGCTAGTGAATGGGGTGAGGAGCTATATAACTACCTGAATGATAGCGAGCAACGAATAGACTACTTTATCTTCCCTGATGATATGGAGGATAATAAGAATGGCTTTAGCTCTCCTATAGATGATATAACTGAATGGATAAACAAGCTCCCTCCTGATAAGCAACCGATTATGAAGAAGATGGGGAGAGAGGGAGGTAGCCGAATGATTAGGCAACAAGCTACTCATAAATATCTGATGATGAAACCTGAATGTGCTAAAATCTTCCGAAGATGCTCTAACCTTATCCGAGCTTTACCGAACTTGGTATATGATGAGGAGAAGAAGGAAGAGATAGATACCCATACCGACCACGAATTGACTAACCCTTATGATGGCTGGAGCTATGGCTTGAGATGGCTGGCTGAGAGAAAAGAAGGCGAGCTGGTGCATAAGTCTGAGCTTGTTGGAAGGCCGAATAGAGGAATTATAGCTGGTGAGACCACTTATGGTGATATGGGTATAGACCCTGCTGAAGTCCTAAGGAAACAGAGGAAGAAGGGTGGGGACTGGAAAACTATGTAAAGTCCGAAAAAACTATTGACAATACCATAAGCCTATGATATACTCATAATGTAAGGTAAAAATAACGAGAAAGGAGAAACCTTATGGAAGAACCAAAAATAATGACAGTAGCAGAGACTATTGAGGAGTTAGCTTTTGCTATGAAACACGGCTTTGATTTTACAAAGCACGACCTTAACCAGCTCCTAAATGAGAATGAAGTGAGGGAGGTCTGTGAAAAATTGAATATAAGTGCTGAGCTAGAGCCAACATTTATGGTAAAAGATAGTCTTGGACACTCTAGAGCTTACTATGTGCTTAGCTTTTATAAGATTGGGGAATATACTAATATAGCTAGTTACTTCTCTACTGATATTATTACGAGTGAAGATGGCTGGGTAGTTAGCCCTGAAGAAGAAAAGGAGTACCAATAATGAGTGAAGATATTAAAGGAATGCTGGGAGCTGGGCTATTTGGTCTAGTGATTGGTTTAATATTTATGCTAGGAGCTTAAGATGATACAGGAATGTGAATTTGCTCAAAGACTAGGAAATGTAGTAAAGCTAAGGCTACAAGATAAAGATGGAAAGTTTAGAAACCATTATCACATATATAAGACAGAAGAAAAAGCTGAGATGATGTTTGAAGTATTTAGTAAAGCTATTGTAGCGAATGGAGGTGCAATATGAGTTATGTAGCTGATAGAAATGATATTAAAGAAAGATGGGACGAGTTCTACCGAGCCTCTGAAAAGCTGGGAGAAGTCCTGAAAGATGCTGAGTATAACTCTACCTTTACTCAGAGGCAAGTTCTACAATGTGGATACCTAGAGGCTCAGCTTAAGGCTGATAGGTATAAGATATGGGAAGAAATAAACGAAGTGCTGGAGGGTGAAGATGAGTAGAACAATTAAGTTCAGAGTCTATGATAAAAAAGAAAAGAGGTATAGAGAAGATGGTATGATATACTTTTTTGATATTATCCAAAGAAAAGTAAAAGCATATTATCAAAGATTTTTTATTGAACAATACACAGGTCTCAAAGACAAGAATGGCAAAGAGATTTATGAGGGGGATATTCTACAGATAGACGACCATATCTTAGGCGATTTTGTAGTGGTCTGGCATAATTTTGGGTGGAAAATCAAAAGGTCAGTCGGCTATGAATCGTTAAGCGTTCATAAATCTGAAGATTGCACAGTTATCGGCAACATCCACGAAAACCCAGAATTATTAGGAGGTGAAGAATGAGTGGGAAGTTTAGACATAAAGAAACTGGTCTGATTGGGTATTTGGTAACGAATAGATATATTGAGCACCAGATTGAAGACAAAAATGGCATCCCGATAAATAGTAGCTATAAAACCCTAAAAGAATTGCTGAAGGATTGGGAAGAGCTGGAAGATGGGAACAAAAAGTATGAGAATGTCAAAGAAGAGCTAAGGTCTTATTTTGAGGAAATTAGTAAAAACTATCTTGAGACCGATGACGAATATAAGAAAGAATATTACAGAGATGTCGCTTATGGGCTTGCTCTGGCTAGGGGTATTGTGGATAGGTGGATAAAAGATGAGTAGCTTTGAAGAGAGATGGGGAGACTTGACCGTAGAGGAGGCTCTGGAGCTGAATAAAGCTGCACTAGAGACCTGTGCTATGGAGGCCACCTCCGAGTGTGGTATAATAGAGTAGGGGGGAGAACCTTAGATAATACGCTATGTTTTAAGTCTGAAGAGCCACCGTTGAACTGGTGGCTTTTTGGTGGTATAATAACCTTATGAAAACTCTAAAGCCAATATCTATAATGTTCTATGAAGATGACCTCCCTGAGCTAAGGGAGATTAGATGTGTCCATTGTAGCCGAATGCTATGTAAGATAAATGCTGATGTAAAGTCTATAGTCTTTGGTGATGGCTTTGACCCTGAGCAACACCACGAGCTGGTGAGTGGTATGAAGGTGATGGAGCATAAATGTAGGGGCTGTGATTGTGTATATAAGTTCTTATTCCAGAAATAGGCTCTAAACTTGAATATAAAAAATCTTATTCCAACTTTACCCCAGTTACGATAAGGTATAGCCTTTTTTTGGATAATGCGATATAATAATACCTAAGGAGACTTTAACTATGGATAATAACTTTGAACACCCTGATGAGACTGGCTTGGTAGATGAGCTACCAGTGTTGGCTCTTGATGTTCCTGATAAGGAGCTCATTGAAAACTTTAAGAGATGGGAAAATGATGCTAAAGAATACTGGAATGACCCTAAGGGATATGACTTGGAGCGTAGGCGAAAGAAGAATATGCGATACTGGAAGGGTATTCAGATAGATGAGGATAAATTATACTCATATCAGATACCTTATATCCAGAATGAGCTATTTATTGCTACCGAGACCATCACTGCTTATACGACCAGTAGCGACCCTTCTGCAGAGGTTTTGCCTGAAGATGATACTACTCAGTCTAAGGTAATGGCCGAAAGCTTGGAGTGGGGTCTGAATGTCCATAGTGAGAAGTTTAAGCTTGGGGAGAAAATAAATAAAATTGAACGAAGTATGTATCTTAAGTATGTGGGGATTGTAAAGCTATATTGGGACGAAGTTGCTCAAGATGTGGTGCCGAGAGTGGTAGAGCCTGAAAACATAGTAGTAGATAAGTCCTGTAGAATGGGAGAAAACCCTCTATTTGTATGCGAAACCTGCACTGCTACAGTCCAGCAAATCTTTAACCTCTTCCCTGAGAAAAAAGATGCCTTTATGAAGGAGATAGGTAGAGTTCGCTCTAGTTCTAAGCTTGAGAGTTCTGTCTATGCTTATAAGGAGGTATGGTTTACCGAAGTTACTGATGATGGTGAGACCGAATGTGTAGCTTGGTATATTGGTAACTTACTGCTAGGCAAGTCTAAGAACCCCAACTACTTATATGATGGAGATGGTGTCCAATTAACTAACTTCCTACCTCGCCCTATGAAACCATATATCTTCTTTAACTATATGAACTCTGGGGCTCATATGATAGATGAAACTAGCCCATTTGAGCAAGCTATTCCTCTACAAGATGCTCTGAATAAGAGAGGCCGACAGATTATGGAGAATGCTGATACTGCTAACTCTATTCTAGTCTTTAAGTCTGGCTCTATATCTTCTGATGAGGCTGAGAATATCACGAGAGACCCTAACCAGATACTCTTGCTGCAGACTAATGGAGACCAGCCTGTGAATAGTGCTTTTGGCGAGATTACTCCTCACCTCCTGCCGAACTATGTGCTAAATGATAAGCAAGATATTAAGAATGCTATTCACGAAATTATGGGAACTCCAAGCCAGTTTAGGGGGGCTCAGGACCGTGGGGGTGCGAATACTCTAGGCGAGGCTAGAATGATGAAGGAGCAAGCTGGAGGCCGACAAGATGAGATTATTCGCTGTCTGGAGCGAGGGCTTGATGAGTATTATAAGTTACTAACTCAGATGATGAAGGTATGGTATAAAGATGCTAAGAAGTTCGCTTGTAGGGATAATGATGGTAAGTTTGTATTCGTAGAGCTTAGCAGAGAGAAGATACCTGATGTGGCTTGGGTGAAGGTAGAACACGGAACTACCCAGAAGAAGGATAAGGCTAGAGAAGAAGAGATAGCTATGCAGTTAGCCCAACTTGGTTTAATTGACCCTTATAACCTATTTAAGGACTTGGGTATGAAGAATGCCGACCAGAGATATGATACTTTGGTGAAGTTTAAGATGTCTCCTGATGCCTTGACTACTGAGATTAGAGCTGAGATGCAGAACCGACAAGCCTATATTGACTTCGCCTGTATTATGAATGGTGAAGATGTGAAGGGGCACGATGATGTAGATGCTGAGCATATTCTAGCTCACCGAACCCAGATTACGACTGATAAGTTCTTATATGCCGACCCTGAGAGGCAGAAGGCTATGGTAAATCATATCCAAGAAGAAGTCTATCTACTTAGCCAGAGGGTAAAGCTACAAGAGGCTAGTATGCAAGGTCTATTACTTGACCCTAATGCCCCTATAACTCCTGAAGTCCCTGAAGTAGCACAGCCTACACCTATGGCTGGAGACCCTAATGCTATGCCTCCTGAGGCTAGTGGAATGCCACCAATTACAGGAGGTGCTGAAAATGGTATGCCTATGCCCCAGCCTGCTGGTGGTATGATGGGAGCTGGTAGCCCAGGAGAGATGCTGATGAACCAGCAAATGCCTGAACCTGCCCCTGCCCCTGCTGGTGGTGCTTTGAATGGACTTTTAGGATAATGTGCGATATAATATAAGTATTAACAATTTAACCATAAGGAGACTACAGTCGTATGGAAGATGACTTATCTGATGTCGGCTTGAATGCTCTAGAGGCACTAGAGGCTCAAGACCAGCAAGAACAAGACAACTCTGACCCTAATGATGGGGGAGATGAGAAGGACACCAGCGAAACTGGAGGGCAGGATACTGACCCAGGGGAAACTGGTGAAGAAACCAATGAAACTACTAACGACAGCGAAGATGCTGGCGAAGATGGGGGAGATGGAGAAGGCTCTTCTGAGGAAGAAGATAGCTCTGATGATGACACCGACAAAAAGGGTAAAGATGAGGAGATGTCTGATGAAGAGTTTGAAGAATTAGCTAAGAAAAGAGGGTATGCGAAAACTAAGTCTGAAGAAGAGACTAAGGCTGAAGATGAGAGGGCTGCAACTATGGAGAAGTTGCTGGCTAAGCCGAAAGAAATAGATGAAGAGGTATGGAGCGAACTACCTGAAGAGAATAAGATTATCTATAATGCTCTTCCTTATTTAGTGGCTGAAGGTAAAAAGGGGACAGTCCAGGTGAAAACCCCTGACCAACTCCCTGATGATTTTGAGTTTAAGAGCGAAAAGGCTATGATGAAGTTCCAGAATGACCTACAAGCTCAAGAGGGTAGGGCTACTCAAATGAAGAATGCTCTTGATGCTCGTGCTGAGAGAGAGCAGAAGGCCACTGCCGATAGGGCTGAGGCTCAAAGAGTAATTGGAGAAATAGATAAGCTCCAAAAGAGTGGTGATTTACCTACACCTAAAGCTAAGGCTGGGACTAAAGAGTTTGATGATGACCCTGCTGTGGTAACTATTAACAAAGTCTTGAACTATAGGGCTATGAAGGCTCAGCAAGGGACTAATTTATCAGTAAGAGATAGCTTGCTACTTTATAAGGCTGAACACCCTGAAGAGTTTGTGAAAAAAGAGGCTAAGGGGGATATAGAGCGAAGGAATATAGCTAAAAAGGTAGCTGGTAACTCTAAAGCGACCTCATCTGCTGTGAATGGAGATGATGGGAATAAACCACACTATTATAAAACTGGTATGAGCACCGAAGATGTGCTTGATGCAGTTCTAAACGATATGGACTAATAAAGGAGATAAAAAACTATGGCTAATAATGATAATAAAGACTTTGAGGCTCAGCTCCTCTCTGGTAGCACTCCAGCTAGTGCTGATGGCTCTAAGAAGTTGATGGTAGATATTCTACACGAAAAGTTTGGAGCTGATGCTCTGGTGAAGATTAAGAACTTTACGAAGAATAAGACTGGGTGGGTCTATTCTGATAGAACTCCTGTAGAGAATGGAGGCACTTTTAGGATAGAGCAACCAAACGAATTTACTAGAAGGGTATGGCAAGGAGAGCAGAAGGTCCGTGTCCTTGAGCCAGGCAAGACTGTGATTGTGCCAGGCTGGGAGGCTTATGTAGGTCTAGTTCGCTTTTATAAGCAATATGTATCTGAGACCTATCCTAATGAGTTTGGTGTGATGCTTAACTCTCCTAAAGCCCAGGAGGACTTTATTAACAAAGCCTTCTTAGGTGTGTATGACCCTAATGAGCCTGAAGAAAAAGTAGATGTAAAAGCCGAAGTAGAGAGCGACTTGGGGCTGGTAGATGAAAAGCCAAAGACTAAATAGCTTACTAGAGCCTAAAAAGAACGAGCTGGCTGAACTCCAGAGACTTCTGAAAACTACTCAGAGCCAGATAGACAATGCTGTGGAGCAGGGTAATAATGCCCTGCTCTCTCTATCTGATGAGTTTGAAGAACTGGCTGAGAAGAAGAGACAACTTCTTAGGGATATAGATGACCTAGAAGTGCGATATAATAAACTAAAAGATAAATTAAGTTATGCCGAGAATACTTATGGTAAGTATCTGGCAACTATAAAGGAGAACGAGAATGAAAAACCTAGAGAAAAGTAAGTTTAAGTATTTATGGAGGGCGAACTTTATTAAAAAGACTATAACCCAGCACCCTGAGGATAAATACTCTGGGCATAACCCTGATGCTGAGTATAACCCCTCTAGCTTTAGGGACTTCCAGAACTACTTTGATGGACACTCTGGGGAGCTTATAAGCTTTGAACTGGTGGGTAAAGATAAAACCTATACCGTAGATTTAACTAGACAGTGGTGTCCTATAATTTATGTAGATGAGAGAGGGAGGTGGGGGTCTGAAAAGCATACTTTACTACACCGAGAGAAACGACCTCTGCGAGATGTGAGGATAATTTACTATAGAAATATGGAGACTACGGTAGTAGATGGTGTATTCGGCGAGCCACGAGTTGTGGGATATGTTTTAGGCTATCAAGGTCTAGATGATAATGGAAATAGTCGCAAAAAAATGATAACCGTGATATAATAGTAGCGTAAAGCTTTATTATAATTATAATTAAAGGAGAAAATAATTATGGCTGCAACCACTACTTGGTATGAACAGAATGGGTCTGCCACTGGCACTCCTGCTCACGGGACTGAAAGCACTATCTCTTCCTGTGATTGGAAGAGTGTAGATGACAGCACAACTTCTAGGGCATCTGCTCCTGTGCTTGCTGGTTCTAACTCTTATAACAAATTTATTTATCTTAAGTTCTCTGGGACTTTTAACCAAATCTCTGCTGTAAAGTTCGCCCACACTGCTGGGACTTTGGGAACTGGAATTAGCTTAAAGGGGAAGATTAGCTCTACTTATACTACCCCTGCTACATCTGCTCTTGCTAGTGCTACTGATATTACAAGCACTACTGCTATTGGCTCTGGTTCTAGTGTATTGCTAGGCACGAGTGGTCCGAATGATACCTCTCCTGCTGCATCACAGACTTCCCAATGTTATACCCAATATATTATTACCCAAGTCCAGACTACTGCTAGTGCTAATGCTGGTGATAGTGGCTCGGTAACTCTAACAGTCCAGTATAACGAGAACTAAGGAGTGGCTATGGCTTTGGCAAAAAATCTAGCCTCTGGAACTCTTGCTGAGAGTATATCTGCCTCAACTACTACTTTGCTAGTTTATGTAGGAGAAGGTTCTGCCTCTACTATTAAAGGAGTGTGGCCAAATACTCCGTTCTATGCCTCTATTATGCCAGCTACTCCTAGTGCTGGTGTGCCGAACTCTCTGGATAGTGAAATCGTAAAAGTCACTGCTGTGTCTAATGACCAAGTGGGGAATACTGCTCTAACCGTGATTAGAGCTCAGAGAGGGACTACTGGTAAAGCCTTTACCGAAGGTGCGATAGTCACTAATGCTGACTATGCTGATGATGCTGTATTGCTGTCCGAAGAAGGAACTTCTGAAACTGAAACTCCGTGGGTGGGGACTGATACTATTGAAGATAATGCCATAACCAATGAGAAACTTGACTGGACTACTCTAAAAGGCAACTTCCCGATGGCGACCAAAGAACTAAGCTCTATTGGGTGGAATACTACAGCTACACTGCAAAGAATAGCTAATATAGTTTTTATAGTCTCTGGCACACAAATTAGGAACTTTCAAGCTGCAAGGGCTAGAGCGGCTTTAGCTGAGAGTATTCCATATGGTTACCGACCAGCAACATCTGGTGGTATAAAAGGAGCTACACAGGACTTTGGGGCTGTGAACCCACAAGTATCTTGGGAAGTTTCTCACGATGGAGCAATGTACTTAAGCTGTTCTGGTGGCGGTAATTGTAGGATAAATATCTTTGGCTGTTGGCCAACAACTGATGATTGGCCAACTAGTTAGGGGAAAGGAGGACTATGGCTATATTTAGAAAACTACTTAGGAATAGAAAAGGGGATATAATTATCCCCGTGGTAGATAAATTAAGGTGGGTTCCAGATTATGACAATAAAACAGATCTTGGTGGTTCTACAACTTCTTACACCCCAACAAAATCAGGCTGGATTTCATTTAGTACTGAAGCTTATCATTCAGGAACCGGTGACCCTCAAATTGTATTCAAAATGAATAACGTAGAAATAATGACACTTAAAGGAGCAACTACTAATAATAATGGCGTTAGGGTTATAGAATGTGCCAATACATTTGAAGTTGTAGAGGGTGATACATTCTCATATGTTGAAACTAATGTTTCAGGGCATAATCTACGAGAGTTATATTTTATCCCAGGGAAATGGGTATAAAGGAGGAATATGGCTTATAAGAAACAGTTAAGAGATAAAGATGGTAATGTAGTATATCCTGATGTTGGGCTTAATTTAGATGATGCAGTGTATTCTGATGACCCTACTGAAGAAGTAACCCCTGAACCGTGGATAGAGACTGAGGATATTAAAGATAATGCTGTAACTGATGACAAAATAGACTGGGAGTCAATGCCAGGAACACTTGTTAAAAAGGTAGTTCTTTACTCTGGTAGTGCAACTACTGGGAATGTAGCATTATCTGATAGTGTTGTTAATTATGACTATATTCTAATAAGATGGAAAACGAGCTTTAATGGGACACAATATGGAAATTCAGTGTTAAGTGGTGGGGACAATTATAACTTTTCAATTACTGCTTTTCAAGTAGATTGGAACGGCTCTTCAAAGCTCTTCAATACTGCTAACTACTCCTTTAACAACGATGTAATTACCTATTCTAGAGCATCTAGCTACAATAACCAGAACTCAAATCAAATCTCTATTACAGAGGTAGTAGGAATTAAAATGGTATAATCGTTAGGAGGAATATGGCTTATAAGAAACAACTAAGAGACAAAAATGGAAATGTGGTATATCCTAATTTATACTATAAATGGGTTCCCAAATCAGACCACAATTGCTGGTAAGTGTGATAGCCAAAATCTTTGGCAAACCTCCTGTGAGGCAACAGTTATGGTATTAAACTCTGCTACTACAATATCTAGGTCTAACTCTACTTCCTCTAATGCTGAAGTAAGAGATGAAAACTGGACTGCTGTAAGGGTGAAGTAACAAATTCGTGGCTAACTTGATACTTCTACTCTTCTGCGATATAATTAAAGTATAAACTTTAAGAAAGGAGTAGCTATGAAACTAAATAAAAAGACTACTAGACAGCTTTCTATTGCTGTAGGTCTTTTGTCTTTTGTGGCTTTTATTGTACAAGGACTAGGGACAACTTGGGGGTTTGAGGAGGTAGCTAAGCAAATAACTCAGACTGCTTTGCTATTCTCTGGTGGTATTAACATTTACTTCTTAGGTATCACAAACCAGAAGAATATAGCTGAGAAGGAGAATGAAAATGGCAAAGGCAAATAAGATTAAAAACTATGTTATGGACAGGATAGCCTTATTTATAGTATTAGGGGTGTCTATGTTATGTGTTATATTCTTGATGGCTGGAACTCCCTCTGATAATGGGAGTATTACTTTAGATGGTGGAGATGCTAAGATTGAAGAATATACCGAGAAGTTTATAGAGAATGCGAATGATGCTCTTTATCGTATTATGAATGAAGATGCTCCTACTGATGAGGAGACCATTAAGGCTAATGAGGAGGCTACTGGGCAAGGTGCTTATACTACTATAGACCAAGTTCTAGGTCGCCGAAAACCTGATGGCTTTAATGATAATGGTAAGGGGCTACAATGTTCTAAATACACTGGATACTTAGCAACTGGTAAGATGGAATACTCTACTAGCCACCCTGATTATGGGCCAGTGAATGGTAAAGATGTGGCTGGCTGGCTAGTGAAGAATTATGGTTGGAAGTATATTGACATCCCTGTAGAGGGGGCTATTGGCTCTGGTGGCTTTAATACTAAATATGGGCATACTGCTATGTTCCTATACTTTACTGGCTCTAATACTGCTATGGTGAATGATGCTAACTTCGTGCCTCTGAGAGTGGCTACTCACAATATGAATATATCTGGCTGGGTCTGGGTAGTGCCAGGAGACTATAACCCTAACCCTCCTGCTCCTACCCCAACCCCTACTCCTACACCTACACCAACTCCTACTCCAGTAAGCTCTGATACCTATACAGTAGTCAGGGGTGATACTCTTGGTGGTATTGCTAGGAAGATGGGCTGGTATAATGGGAATAAGCTTTTTGGTGATGATGGATATGCTCAAAAGCTGGCTGAGAAGAATGGAATACCGAATAGAGGGCTAATTTATCCAGGCCAAGTGATACATAAATACTAAAACCTAGAGGAGGTCAATACAATGGCGAACCTGCTTATAGATGATATAACTACGACTGATACTAGCATTACTTTTAATGTGGTTAATTTTGGTAGCTCTAGGACTGTCCAGGTAACTGTCAGTCAAGGTATTGACCCTGTTCTTATACAGAGATACTACATAAGCCAATCTACCTATCAAACTATAACAGTGGATAATCTTACTCCGAATACTACTTATGATATACAGGCTGTATCAAGCCCTGATGATGTGAGTGCAACTGCCACTACCCAAAGCTCTCCTACCCCACCTACACCTACTGGAGGCTCTAGCCGAGTAGGGAGTTGGGGTGGTATGGCTTGGGGTGAAACTGCTTGGGGTGGAACTCTTACCTCTGGTGGTAGTGTAGAGGTGATAGTAGATATAACTGGGCAGGTTCGTATTTATCACCAAAATACTACTTCTGTCTCTGGTGCTGTGCGAATAGCTAAGAATGTAAATAAAACTATTGCTGGTAAGGCTAGGATAGCTAAGAATGTAGATAAAACTATTGCTGGGCAGGTGAGGATAGCTAAGGACACTACTGCTAATATCACTGGTGCTACTAGAGTAGAAGGTATAAGCTCGGACACGATAGAAGGTAAGGCTAGGATAGCTAAGACCATTCCTACGGCGATTTACGGTGTCGTTAGAATTGAAAAAACTGGCTCTAAAACTATAAATGGCCAAGCTAGGATAAAAATAGTAGATGAGCAAGATATAAATGGTGTAGTTAGAATAGCGAGGGTAAGCTCTACTAACATCTCTGGTGCTGTAGATATAAATAAGGACAACTCTACTAACATCTCTGGTGCTGTGATGGTTGCTGGGGAGAGAGGTGTAGAGATACACGGTGTAGTGAATATAGATAACCCTAACCAGAAAGTAAGTGAGGCTACTATTACTGGTAAGGTGGCTGTCCTGAATACTAACTCTTCTGATATTGCTGGCTCTGTGTGGGTAGAAAAGACAGAGGCTACTGATATTGCTGGTGTAGTGAGGATATACAGGGTAGATAGCTCCTCTATAGATGGCAAGGTTTTAATTGAGACCGAAAATACTATATCTGTAGATGGTGAGGCTAGAATAGCTAGATTAGAAGATACTAGCTTAGATGGGGCTGTGGTAATTGAAGAACACTATGAGAGTAATATAACTGGTTCGGTATGGGTAGAGAAAGAGAACACCGACACTATCTCTGGCAAAGTGAGAATATCTAAGATGGATAGCAAAAATATCTTTGGTAGAGTGTGGATAGAGGCTCTTGGCTTTACTGGTATTGAAGGTGGAGTGAATATATATAAGAGCCAGACTGCTGGTATTGAAGGTATGGTAAGAATAGAGGGCACTCTATATAAAGAGATTGAGGGCCGAGTAAGAGTAAGGGTCACTACCCCTGAGAAACTTCCTGAGAATTGGGAAAAGTATGGAGAGCCTGAACCTGAGAACTGGGACAAAGATGCTGGAGCTGAGCCTATGGACTGGCACTATGATGACCCTGAGAAAGAGGCTGAAGGCTGGTCTGAGGCTGGTAAGGAAAGCCAAAGTTGGAAGTCTGGAGATGATGGTGAAGAGCCTGAGACTTGGCACTACCCATTGGAGGATAATGGATAAAGTGGTATAATAAAAGATAAGGAGAATAATAATATGCTAACATTTACGCAAAGAAAAGAGCAAGCTGCGAAACTCTGTGGTATAAACTACCAAGAGCCAGAGATGGCTATTATTATAAGCAACTTGAACTCTGCTGATAAACTCTTTGAGAATGCTGCAAGAAGGGGCTGGACTAAGAAGGAAAAGATAGCGAATATCACTGCTGATAAGCAATACTACCAGATTGCCTCTGATATGCACAGAGTAAGCTCTGTAAGATGTAAAACTTCTGGGAATGGGGAAGTCGTAGTCCCTCTAACAGAAGTCCAAAGTGAATATGAGTGGAATAAGCTTAATTCTTATCCATTTAGCACTTCTTATCCTACCCACTACTTTATCCGTGGGAATGATGAGATTGGTATTTATCCGTGTCCTTCTGAAACTATTACTGATGGTTTGATTGTTACTTATGAACCTCGTATCCGTGATATGGGCATAGATGACTTTAACTTTACTGCTGATGTAACCCAGAATGGAGTGAATATCACTAACCCAGATACTGAAGGCTTGCCAGGTGGCTTTAAGCCCTATATGACTGAAAACTTTTGGATAAAATCTAATGGTGCTGAAGATGGTAACTGGTATAAAGTCCAGAAGGTGATAGATGCAAACCATATGCAGATAGACAATAACTATTTAGGTCCAACTGGGACTGGTGTGAGCTTTACTATGGGGCAAGTGCCTCCTTATCCTGAAGAATACCACGAGGCTGCAATTTATTATGCTTGCTTTAAGTTCTTTGCTATGAGGAAAGATACTGATAGTTCTGCTATGTATAGGACACTCTTTGAAGATGCTCTGGACCAATACCGTGAGACTTATGGTTCTAAGACTACTGGTGGGGTGATTAACCCAGGAGAGTATAGAGTTCCGAATATATCTGATGTGTTTAGAATGGGAAGATTAACGGAGGGACTATAAGATGGCTGTAGGCGATAATGGCTCAAGAATGGTCGGCAACACAGAGTTTTATGGCGGGCTTTCTACCGATAGGAAAATTGGTATTGAGAACTCCTATTATGACGGAGAATGCTTAGATGTCCGTAAAAGCCCTTCGCAGATGACCGTGTTGCCTATGTCAAGAACCCTCCCTGATAGTGGTGTAATTACTGGGCTAATGACTGCTATGACACAAAGTAAAGATGGAGTTATCTGGGGAATAGATGAGAATGGTAAAGTCTATAGAATAGATGAGAATAATGCTATTACTGCTGTCTCTACTACTGCTACATCTTCTGGTTTTAGTTTGGAGAACTCTGATATAGATGATGGTTTATGGTGGGCTGATGGAGGGCATAAGCTCTTCTCTTATGGTAAAGTCCTTAACCCTACTGGGGCTAGTAGAGAAACTCATTCTTTTGAGCTAATGAATGATAACTCCAAATATATTCTTTATGGGATAGATATTCAGCAGATAGATGATATGATAAACTATCGCCCTGAGCCAGATATAGTCAGGAGTGCTGGAACCCAAAATGTTGAAGTAAAGACTGCTGTGAGTGAGGCTGAGGCTGATAAAATACTATACCTACCTGCTGCAATTCCAATAGCTAAAATTGGGGTGAGATTTACTGCCAAAGGTTCTGGGACAGTGCGAATTGAGATACACGATGAAAACGATAATATAGTAGCCTCTAGCTCTGCTATGAGTGCCGAAAATGTCTCTACTGATGGTTATACTGAGTTTGAGGTAAGACCTAACCCTGCTAATGCTCTAAGTTCTTCTAACCAATTTACCTGCACTCCGTGGGCTGGTGATACTGCTGATGCTGGGGCTGTTCTACATATCCATATTATAGCCTCTAGCTCTGGATACACCGTCAGGTCATCTGTGGCTGGTAGCCTTTGGCTAACTGCAGATATAACTTCTACTGCTTATATTCTACACGAGACCTTTAATAAAAAACACCCGATGACTATGTATGATAAACTTTATATTGGGAATGGTAGATATGTGGCTACCAAAGAAAGCTCCCCTCTTAACTATGTAGATGATACCCTTTTTATACAAGATGCTCTTAGGCTTGATGATGGCTTTGAAGTCTGTAGCTTTGGCTCTTCTGATGAATACTTAATGATTGGTGCTGAAAAATACTCTGCTGGCTCTACTAGGGGCTTTCAAGCTGGTAGAATATACTTCTGGGATAGACAGACTGAAGGTCCGAACTTCTATATTGACTGCAATATGGGTTCTCCTAAGGCTATTTACAACTTTGGGAATATAGTCTATATTATTATCTCTGGTGCTTTGTATGCTTACACTGGTGGTAAGGAGCTGGTGAAGGTGAGAACCTTGAAGGGGACAGATACCGAATACTCTGGTAGAAACTCTGTAACTGAAGTTTATCCTAATATGATGGCTATTCGCCGAGAAGTGCTTATGATAGCATTCCCATCTCATACTACTGCATATTCTATCCGACACGGAGTATATGCCTTTGGTTCTGTGGATAAGAACTATCCTAACTGCTTTACTTATAACTATAAGATACCAGGAGCAACTACTTCTGAAACTTTAGACCAGCATAACTCTGATAACCAACAACTTAGAATAGGCTGTGTGTATAATTTTAATGATACTCTATTCTACTCCTATGAGGTAAAGACTACCACTTATCCTGAACCGACTGAAGAAGTCCCTAACCCTGACCCTGTGGTTACTACTAGGGTGGCTCTGGCTATAGTGGATAATGATAGTGGGACTTCTACTACTTACTTATGGAAGAGCCTACAGTATGATGCTGGTAGCCCTGCCTTCCAAAAGATGGCTCTTAGGGTTGGTATTTACTTTGACCCACTTCCGAGTGGGACTGAAATTACTCCTATCTATAGGATAGATGATGGGGAATGGCAGACTGGTCCAGCTACTGCTGTGTCTGGGGATAGGTATATTACCTGTGAGATAAATAAGCGTTTTCACGAGCTACAATATGGCTTTGTGGGGACTACTGGGAATGACTTACTAACTCCTGTGATAAAGCAGGTGTCGGCTGAGATACGAGTTCTTAACGAGGAGGCTAAATTATAATGGGAAGTAGTGCTGATTATGGATACAATAGCAAAGTAGCTGATGTTATACGACCTCTAGGGCAGGGGAAGGTCTCTAAGACTGAGTATGGCTTTAGAAAAGTGGATAATGTAGAAATTGGCGATAGCTCTTACCAAAAAAGGGTTGATGCTGGCAATTTGGCTACTGGCCAACTTAGAGGGACACAGAGAATTAGGGGGCAAATACAAGTAGTGAATGCCAATGGCCGAAAAGTGATGGTGATGGGATATGGTAAAGGAAAGTTCTAGGAGGAAACTATGGAAAGTGTCACTCCTAATGAGAAAAACCTAAAGAATAGGTCTGACTATGGGGTAAGGGTGGCTAGACCAGGGTATGACGCTAACTTATGTGCTCAAAATCAGCTACTTTTTAATTCTGGGTGGCCAATAATGCAGATAGTAAAAGTAATAGAGCTGAGTAATGCAGATACTACCTATGTCTATGAGCTGACTACTACTGAGACGAAATTTGACTTGGTTAATCAGGTCGTTTTGAGTGATAAGGAGACAGTGTCAGAAGTTGATAGCCCTCCTGCTGGCTATAGCTATGAATATAACTACCAGTTTGATGCTAGTATCTTAGGAATTAGGAGTATTCAGGTGAATAGTAAATATATTAGAGAGTTGTTGAGTGGCACTAGAACATCTTATACCTATCCTACTGAAATTATCACTGAGGGGGACATCAGAACCTCTATAGGAAGAATGTGCGTAAAAATGCCAATAAGAAAGAAAACCCATAATGTAGGATATACCCCTCTATTTTTAGAGAGTGGCAATATATCTAATATAAGTGGGTATATTGTGATGTTTTCTATAGATATTACTACTGATATTGACTACCCATACACTGATAGAGCTTTGGAGCTCACTACGCCTACCAATGATTATGGGATAAAATCTACCTCTGAATATGGTAGTAGGGTGCCAGGCTTATGCTCAAATATGTTTTCTAAGCTTGTCCAATCTGTAAAGACTGAGGAAACCTCTACTTGGAATAACTATGCTGTGTGGTCTCCTGCCGTGGATAAGGCTAGTGCCGAAGAAGGCTGTTTGTTACCATTTGAGTTCGTAAGTTATGTTGGGAACTCTAATAATAATGCCGGGATAAATGGGGGGGTGTATTATTATAGAGACTACCCATTCTACATAAGTAAGGGGAATGTGAATAATGGTTTTGGAGATGGCTGGGCTGTCGCCTCTACTGCTCCACAGGCGGATATGACTACTAAGAATAGCTTAATAGTCCTGAGAAGTCCAATGACTAGCCCAGTATATGAGGAGAGAACGATATGAATGACTACGGTTTTATGACTTTTGATGAGAATGGTAAAAAAATAGCAGGGGCTGTTAATTCTAAGTGGCCGATATTTGGGCCGAATTATAGTGATATAAAGAGAGCCTTTAGGACTATCCATTTTACCGATACTAAGCAATATGATTATAGGACTTCGCCTTCTGTGGTGTTACCATCTGTCCCAGGTGGAAATGGAGAAAAATATGTTACTTCTGAGTTTCACGGATATGAGAAGGTTCTTGTCGCTACTATTCCACACGGATATAAGAAGAGACCTCTCGGCTATGCGAGTATCTCTGGGGTCTTTGTGAAGAATACTAGAGGGAAGTGGGCTTATAATAGGTATTATGACCGACATAATGACTTCCCACCTAGTGCGACTTTGTATGGTGTAGGTGTTACGAGAGGAACTATGCAAAGTAGTATGGGGAGCGAGATAAGGGGAGCATTTAGCCAGGGGGCTTTTACTATATTTTCTTCTAACCCTTTTAATGCTAGTAATATAAGTTACCCTACTAGCCAATACTGGGGCTTTACTTGGCTTGGGAGTAGTTATGGCAACGACTTTTCTATCCCAGGGGAGAATAGTGCTACTGCTGATTTATTTGGTGCTGAGTATAGGCCGCCATATAGTATAGAGATAGATGATGAGAATGTCTATGTGTATAGGTATTATTACTGGTGTGATGTGTATAAAAGATATTTTTCTAGGAATAGTTATGGATACGACCAAGCTGATTTAAGGGCTAGGATACAAGGTATTATTGACTATGCTGGTTCTGACTTTGATGTAACTATTTATCTATGCCCGTATAGTATGGAGGACTTAGTATGAATAGTAGTGCTTACTGGAATAGCCAATATCAGTATTATATGAGCAATGAGCCTCCTAAGGCCGAAAGTTATTATAACCAAAGCTTTGTAGATAAGATAAATGAGGCTCAGAGGAATATAGATGGGCTGGTAGCTGAAAAAGATAAGTCGTGGGCTGCAAAAGGGCAAAAAGAAGATGAATACAATGCTTTCTATGGCAATATGAGCGAATACAAAGATGTTTATGATAAGGCTGAGAATGAGTTTGGAGTAAAAGTCCATCAAGATGAATATGAAAAAAGTAAAAAGGCTCTAGCCTTAGCCGAGAGCACCTTATCTGCACTACCAAGCTCTATAAATAGCTCCTCCAACCGTGTGCTTACTCAACAACAAAGAGAGAATAGATATAATG